AATAAGAAAATACAGTGAACGCACTGAAATTTATGTAATAAATCCTCTAGATCCAGGACACAAAATTTTAAAATCATTTGATCATTTTGAAAATCTTACAGAAGAAAATTGTGTGCAGATTCTTTCTGCAGATCAGCAGGTTTTAGAATTTGTTAACAAAGAACACACTTCTTTTAACACGCCCAATCCTGAATAAAATATAGGTAGATAAATATTAAATCATGAACAAAACTACCGTAGATCAAGCATTAGAATTACTGGGCACAGCCATAAAATCACAGGCTGCAGCCAATGTAAACGTTGAACATTTTCTTCAAAATCTTCCAAAACGTTCCCTGAGTGGGGACCATATTAATGGAGGCAAGATTGTTAATTTTGCCAGCACTGGTATCGCTGATCGTGCTACAAAAACTCAGCTAACTATTACAGATCAAGAAATTGCAGTTGATAATCTACGTGTAAACACAGTCAAAGATAATCTTGCTGTAGAAGGTAACATCACTGCTCAAAGTATGGAAGTGGCTGGTTTGCTCAAAGCAGGACTATTACAAGTTGACGAAATTAGAGCCGATGTAAAATTAGAAAAGTTCAGTCCTTTAGAGTTTAAATCAACATCAGAGGACACATACTACGGTAAAGGTATTATTTGGACTGGTGGTAAAATTACCAAACAGTTTGTTATGAGTGCTAATCCAGATCGTTTATTTTCCACAGAAAATTTAGACTTGGCAAAAGATCGTCACTTGTCTATAAACAATGTGACTGTACTAAACGAAAACGAACTAGGACCTAGTGTTACTAAAAGTAACATTAAAGAATTAGGTAGACTAAGAGGATTAACAGTAGATGGAGACATTATTGTTAATCAATACATGTTCTATGATTCAATCAGTGATAGATTAGGACTAGGCACCGATACTCCTCATGCTGCACTTAGCGTAGCAGAAGATGCCATAGAAGTAGTGTTAGGCACCAGAGAAAGTTCCAGAGGTATGGTTGGAACTTATGCCAGCTTACCTTTTGATATTGTTACTGATAACAGACCAAGAATCAGCGTAGAGCAAAATGGCGATATTAAATTAGGCAATACTACACAGGCGCCTGTGCAAATTTCAGTGCATGGAAAATTAGCTATCAAAGTTAAAAATCCAGATCCTGAAGTAGATTTGCATGTAGCTGGTCCAATTAGATATCACGGACATATTCATATGTATGGTGAAGTTGCACCATCAGCAGGCGAATATGTCAAGGGCGATGTTGTTTGGAATACTAATCCACAAGTTGGATCACATGCTGGTTGGATCTGCACTGCCAGTGGTAACCCCGGTCGTTGGGCTGCATTTGGAGCAATAGTTAACGTATGAGCAATGTAGATCAAAAAATTACCGCAGTCACTGACGCACTGAAATTATTACTACAAGAAGAATTTCAAGAAGTCAGTCTGGTCAATATACAGCATGTGGAATTCAAAGCAGGCAAGGAAGGCACTGTTGTAGGCAAAGGGTTACTTTGGACTGGCAATGGTCTGGTAACTAAACAATTTGTTGCTACCACAGGTCCAGATAGATTTTTCAGTACTGATTCAATTGACCTAGGCAAAGATAAAAATTTTAGTATTAACAACGTTCCTGTATTAAATGAAAAAGAATTAGGACCAACTGTAACAAAAAGTAATTTAAAAGAAGTTGGTAGATTAAAAGGATTAATTGTTGATGGCGATCTACAAATTAATCAATACTTGTTTTACGATAGTTCATCAGACAGATTAGGCCTTGGAACAGATGCTCCTAATGCCATGTTCAGTATTTTAGAAAATGGTGTTGAAGTAATGTTAGGAACCACTGAACATAGTAGAGGAGCTGTGGGTACATATGCTGCCAACGACTTTGATATTGTTACTGATAATACTGCAAGAATTTCAGTAAGCGGCAGCGGAGACATTGAATTAGGAAATAAAAACTTTGGACCCAGCAAAGTAACTGTTAATGGTAAATTAGGGATCAATGTTTCCCAAGTAGATCCTAGAGCAGAATTACAGGTCAGTGGTGCTATAAAATTCAATAACACACTACATCTACGCGGCACTGAACCTCCTAGTGGCGGCAATCATTCAGTAGGTGACATTGTTTGGAATTCACAACCAGCAATCAACAGCTTTATTGGTTGGGTATGTGTTCAATCCGGCATTCCTGGTCAATGGCTACCGTTTGGACAAATTCAACCATCATAAATGCAGTCTCTAGTAATTGGCAATGGCGAAAGCCGTAAATCTATAGATATCAGTAAAATTAACTGTGTCAAATATGGATGTAATGCTATACATAGAGATCTACATGTTGATCATTTAATCTGTGTTGACAGTAGAATGGTCGATGAAGCATTAAGATCCCAGTTGTTAATTTATACTAGACACAATTGGATTAATCAATATCAACAGCATTCACATGTGCGACTAGTACCAGATTTACCATATAAAGGTAATGCAAGGCCCGACGATCCATGGCATTGGGGTAGTGGTCCATATGCTGTGTTGTTGGCTACTAATAGACACGATGAAATTAATCTAATAGGGTTTGATCTTTACAGCAAAGACGGATTAGTTAATAATGTCTATAAAGACACTAAAAATTATCTTACTGCGGATAAACCCAAAGTAGATCCCAGTTATTGGGTTTATCAAATAGGTCGTGTGTTTGAATGCAATCCAAAGAAAACATTTAAAATTTACAATGAAGATGAATGGCAATTGCCTAGAGAGTGGCAATTGCCCAATGTCAGTAAAGAAAATTTACAGGGTCTTGCAAACTTCATAAATAGTTCTGTATAATAACACACAGCGGTCTTCAATGGCATTCACCCCGCTTTATAAATTCTGCATGTCATCAAACTTGCTCATTTTTCATAAGGAGACTAGAGATGGCAAATTATCTTTCAACAAAAACATATGGCAACGACAGAGGTCTTAGTTGCTGTTTTAGACAATGGCGTTCAACGCACAGTCATTGTTCATTAATCCACGGATATAGTATTGGAATCAAACTTGTTTTCGAATCTGAAACTTTAGATGATCGCAATTGGGTCATGGACTTTGGTGGACTCAAAGCATTCAAAGAATGGTCAGAATGGCAATTTGATCACACTCTGGTGGTTGCTAACGATGACCCCCACTTAAGCTTTTTTAGGCAAATGAGTCACTTGGGAGATCCTCCTGTATCAGGAACAGGATCAATTGTAAATGTTAAACCTCATGAACGTAAGGCTTTGTGCGATCTTAGAATTGTAGATGGGGTTGGCTGCGAAAAGTTTGCAGAACTGGTATATCGTACAATGAACGAAATTTTAGAAGCATATCAAGAAGGAAGAGGATGGACACATCCTGATGGTCGTGTGTTTGAAGCACGTTATCCTGTTGGACAAGGTGTACGTCTTCGTTCAGCAGAAGTATTTGAACACGCAGGAAATTCAGCTGTATACGAAGGATGAATAGTTTAGAAAAAATATGGGCTCGGGCAACTGGGCATCTAATGGGACAAACAGACGAAGATCGTCCGGATGTTCCAATTCTTACTGTACGTGAAGCGAGGATCGCATTGTTTCTCAAAACTTTTTGGGTTATAATTCATGTGGTAACCTGTTTGTTTATTATAGCCAACGTAATTAGACACTGGTAATGTTAAACGTAATCTGTCTCAAGCATGGTACAAAATACGGTGCCAACTACGTAAACAATCTTTACAGTATGATACAACGGCATCTAACTGTGCCGCACAATTTTATCTGTTTTACAGATGACCCTACAGACTTTAATCCTAGTATCAGTGTAAGAATACTGCCAAACAATCCTGTTCAAGGTTGGTGGTGGAAACCTTACATTTTTAAACGCGGCCATTTTTACAAGGAAGATATCAACTTATTTTTTGATCTAGATATGGTCATTGTAAGGAACATTGATCATTTTGTAAATTATAATTCTGGTAAATTTGTAGGACTTGAGGATGTTGGTCGCATATGGGGAACAAGACCTCCAAAACTAGGAAGTGCCGTGTTAAGATGGCAAGGTGATCACTACGAACATTTGTGGAATAATATAGAACAAGATCCTGGTATCTGTAAAAAATTTCACGGAGATCAAGATTATATCTGGAGTGTATGTAGAGAACAAATTGAATTCTTTCCTGCAGATTGGATACGCAGTTATAAATGGGAAATAAGAAAGCACGAAGAATTGGTTAGGCAAGGCAGCGGCTATAACTTTAAAAATATTGCCAATCCAATTATTCCTACAGAAACTTCTGTACTGGCATTCCACGGTACTCCTAATCCCCATGAAGTAATGGATCCTGTAATTGTTGACAATTGGCGGTAATGAGTATACAATTACTGCATGACTAAACGTATAGGTTTTGCCTGCAAGTGGATTGATTCTCCTACACAAGTAGATGGGATCAAACCCAAAGATGATTGTAAAAAATACAATACCGGTAGTACTACCGTAGCCTGGTTAAATAGACAGACTAAAGACGTGGCTACTGAAAAACTCTGGTCCCTTATGGAACAGAACATTGAATCGTGCCGCTTACTTGTACAACGAGTAGGAGAATTAGATGAAGATCTTAGAATGGTACGACTCAGTAGCGATATCCTTCCTGTGTACACTGAGCCAACTTGGAGTTGGTTTTGGCGGACTCCCGATGTCCGAGCCTATTGCGAAACAGCATTTCGAACCGTGGGCGAAGTGGCCCGCAAGAATAATGTTAGGCTTAGTTTTCATCCTGGTCAGTTTACTGTGCTGGCATCTGAGTCAGACGATATTGTAAATCGTTCAATAGAGGAATTTGAATATCATGTGGACATGGCTCGCTGGATGGAATATGGTAAAACGTTTCAAGACTTTAAAATCAACGTTCATATCGCGGGTAGACGAGGCCCCGATGGAATTCGTGCTGCGTTACTTCGGTTAACTCCAGAAGCACGTAATACTATTACTATTGAAAATGAAGAAAATGCATGGGGGTTAGATGACTGTCTTAGTATTTCTGATGTTGTTCCTATTGTGCTTGACATACATCATCACTGGTGTCGTGAAGGTGAGTATATTGCTCCAGCAGATGCCAGCGTCAAAAAGGTCATCGATAGTTGGCGCGGTGTTCGTCCTGCTATGCACTATTCCGTTAGCCGTGAAGATATTCTTGTTGGACACACAAGAGATCAATTCCCAATCATGGAATCTTTACTTTCAAGTGGGTATAAAAAAGCAAAACTCAGAGCACATTCAGACTTCTACTGGAATACAGCAGTGAATGAATGGGCACTGAGTTTTAGGGAAAACTTCGACATCATGTGCGAGAGCAAAGCTAAAAATTTAGCATCGTTCGCACTCTACGAAGAAGCTAAAAGATTAGGCCTTTGATTTAGGGGTACGACCAGCTGATTTCTTAACAGTTTCTTTAGCCTTGGCTGTTGTCTTTTTGGCAACTGTCTTGGCTTTTTCTTTTACAACTGCTACATCAGCAGAATCAACCTTGCCATCCTTGTTAACATCGGCAGTGGCTTTTACACCTTCTACCACATTTTGGACAGCGGCCTTAGCATCAGCAGCATCTACTTTACCATCATTGTTTACGTCTAAGCCCTTAGAGCTACGATTGTAATAAATGAAAGCACCTAGTGCTACTACAACTACTGCGAAAAGTACGATTTCCATGGTTAAATCTCCTTGTGGTTTATTTAAGTTTACAAGAATCTAAAGATCGAAGAGAAATTTACCAAGACAAACTTAAATTTGGTAAAGATGAGCTTGCACCTGTGATGAGCGAAGATACTGTAAAGTATCACTACGACGGGCTAGCAGCAAAATATTCAGAGAGATATAATAAAGGAGAAGGTGATGCTGACTTTAACTACGGCGGCGCTGTTTTACATAATTTGTTTTTTGGCAATCTGGCCCCTCCCAGAGCTGCAAACAAACCAGAAGGAATTAGTAAAACCTTAATAGAAGAAAAATACAGTAGTTTTGACAAGTTTAAAGAAGCAGTTGAAAAAGAGTTCATGGCAGCACAAGGATCTAATTGGATCTATATGGACACTGACGGTGAACTACATACTATTCATAATCACGAATACCGTAAAGGTATGAAAATTGCACTGTTAATAGATGCTTGGGAACATGCTTGGGCTCTTGACTATCAGCAGGATAAAGCCAAATATCTATCAAATATTTGGAGAATCATTAACTGGGATGTTGTTGATATTAGATTAGGAGTTTAATATGGCATATTCAGATAAAGTCATAGATCATTATGAAAATCCACGCAATGTGGGCAAGTTTGATATTGACGAAACTATTGGCACAGGTATGGTTGGAGCCCCTGCTTGTGGCGACGTAATGAAGTTACAAATTAAAGTAGAAAATGGAGTAATAACTGATGCCAAATTCAAAACATACGGATGCGGATCAGCAATTGCAAGCTCGAGCCTTGTCACAGAATGGGTCAAGGGCAAATCGCTTGACGAAGCGAGAGAGATTACTAATTCAAGTATTGCTGAAGAACTTGCCCTTCCACCGGTTAAAATACATTGTTCAATACTTGCAGAAGATGCTATAAAAGCAGCCATAGAAGATTATAAGAAAAAACATGATATCACTAACTCCGTTAGCAGCTAAAAAAGTCAAGCAAAATCTAGATCGTAGAGGTAAAGGTTATGGAATTAAAGTAGGAGTAAAAACTACTGGATGTTCTGGCTTTGCATATGTTTTAGAGTATGTGGATAATCCTATAGAAGAAGATATGAGTTTTGTCAGTGAGGGTGTTCATATCTTTGTAGATCCAAAAGCACTACCGTATCTAGACGGAATGACTATGGATTGGTTTAGAAAAGGTCTAAACGAAGGATTTGATTTTGTAAATCCTAAAGAACGTGATCGCTGTGGCTGCGGCGAAAGCTTTAGAATTTAAACTTTTCCCACCGGAATATCAACGCTAGCGGGCATGTCCCAGATTTTCTTACGCTCAACTCCTTTACGTTGAGCAAATTTTTTAGAATCGCATTCAGCACAACAATGAAAATAGTGATTACTTAGACGTTTAGTCTGTATCTTTTTTAATTCTCTTTCAAAGTTTTTTCCGCAGTTATCACAGATAAAAAGAGCAATGGTCTTTTTTCTTTGGTATTCGTGAACAGTACCCAATTTGCTAGGACGCTGATAGATTACTGTTACAATTTCACTTTTGATATACATGACAATATTTACGTTAGGCTTATAGATTTTTTGAATAAATATTACGGTAACCACATTTTATTGGGGCTTTAGCATGGTAAGAAAAGTAATTGACGTTGGCCTATCCAACAACGACGGCACAGGCGATAGTATTCGCGATTCGTTTAAGAAAGTAAACGACAACTTCCAAGAATTATATGCATCACTTGGTTTAGGTGAAAGACTTAGATTTATTAATTTAGATGATGCTCCGGGATCCTATCTTAATCAACAGGGAAAACTGTTAGTTGTTAATCAAACACAAGACGGCCTTGAATTTAGAAGAATTCAAGGTACAGCACAATTAGCTATTGATGTTGACGACACTGCCGGAACTATTACATTAAGACCGTTAAATCAAGACATTATAAATGATACAACTCCACAACTAGGTGGAGAATTAGATGCTAGACAAAACAGAATTAGAAATTTACCCACACCAGTTTCGGATTCTGATGCATCAACTAAAAAATATTCAGATAGTAAGATAGCCGTTGCAGGTGTTGATGCTATCAACCCAGAAACCGGATTAAATGATGAGTCATACGGAACTATGACTGGGCCTTTGGTTCTTTCTAGAAATCCAATTACTGCAGATGATGAAGATTACGACGGGTTAGTTGCAGCATCAAAAAGATATGTTGACCTTTCAAGTTTTACCAGTACAACTTCATTGTATGTAAACCGAGGAGGACAGGATTCTAGAAATGATATTCCTGAAAATAGAATTGGTAGATCACCAGCATATGCATACAGAACTGTCGAAAAGGCTTTAAAAGAAGCTGAAAAACTTATTGCCGACAGTCCGTTTGAACTCAGCGTATATGCAAAAAGATTAGTGTACAGTGACGGTATCCCTTGTACTTTAACCAAAATTGAACCAGCATTAAATGCAGGGTCCGGCGGTGTAATCATTCCTCGATTAGCTGTAGACACTTTTACACTAAGAAATTCCGGTACTGGTTATAAAGCTGGTGATATTTTACAAATGGGATTGGCTTCAAATCCTGGAACATTTACCAGCAGAGCAAGTGTACGCATTCTTCGTGTTAGTAATGTAAATGGAGCTATACTTACATATGAAATTATTGGTAACGGAAATTATACCGGATTACCTGGAGTTTCCGACGTCGGTACCACATTGTCTGTGGCGCAACAAGGATCTGTTGGTGCTGGTGCTACCTTTAATTTAACGTATAGAGTATCAGAATTATCAATAACCACAGCAGGTTCTAACTACGGTCCGGTTAGTATCATTATCACCGGTGGTGGAGGTAGTGGTGCTGCTGCATCTGCTATTGTTTCAAGTGGTCAAATTGTTGGCACCACACTATTACAATCAGGTAGTGGGTACACCTCTCTTCCTACTGTTGAAGTTTACCTTCCTAGATTATTTGTGTTTACCAACGGTGCTAGAACAGATTTTTCAGCATCAAACGATCCTCTAGCTAGAGATATTAGAGAAGGGTTAGGTATTAAAGGATCAACCTCTGGAGCAGTAGCAGAAATACTATCGCACAATGCTATTTTAGACGATTCGGCGGGAGGATATCCTTCGGGTACTGGTAAGAACGAAATTTTTGATGTAGGTATCCTTAGCGGACAATTTATACCCGGGGAAGAATTATTGTATGGCGAATTAATCAAAACAAAACAACTTACTGTTCAAATTGAATCGGGATCATTTGAAGAAAACTATCCGTTGAGAGTTGCTAATAACGTTTCTATTATTGGTGAAGAATTTCGTAGAACATTAATTAGACCAAAACCTGGAGTTAGTACCAGTCCTTATACTCAGGTTTATTTTAGACGCGATCCGATCATTGATAACATGAGAGTTACTAATTTATTTGGTATTAATTATGCTATCGACACAACAGCAACACCGAGTGCTATTAATGGAGACATTACTGTCACTTTGGGTGCAGGGTCAACAAACACTAATTGGGTCGGAAAAATTTGGAAATCATCTAGTTTGCGAGGCGAAGGAAGAATTTTATCTATTACTAATTCTACACAATTCCAAGTTAGAATTCATGATGATTTAACTGGTACCACAACTATTCCTGCCGGAGCAGTATTTACAGCTACAATTTCTGGAACTACTTTAACAGTATTATCTCCGCCAACAAGCGGGTCGTTGACAGCAGGAATGGAGATAAACGCTGTTGGATCAACAGTCGTTTATATTGGTACTAGTATATTAAGACAGTTAACAGGAACCACTGGAGGGGCAGGAACTTACGAACTTAGTAGAGGTTCTAAAATTACTAACGCAACGTCCATGTTTGCTTCTAACTGGCAAATTTATTCTGTTAGTGAATACGGTTATCATTACCTATCTGATCCAAGTAGACCTATTTGGCCATTGTTAGAAAACACTGGTCGATTAGTTAATGCAGCAACTCTTTTAAGAAGAAATAGAACATTTTTACAAGAAGAAGTTTTAAATGAAGTTATAAAAACTTTTACATCATTTAATACGGCCACTTGTAAAAGAGATGTAGGTCTTATAATTGATGCTATTGTTTATGACATGACCTATGGCGGCTATAGTAGAACTGTCGAAGCTGCATTAAAATATTATCAAAGTCCTAGTGGTAGACTATCCATTGGTATTAGCGGAACTCCAGAGACTGGATTTATTGATCTTCCAGCTCAGGGAAATCAGAAAGGTCCCACTTTAGGTGCAATATCTTATCTTAATACGCTGACATTAAAAGTTATTAAAAATGAGCCTATAACCAGAACAAATACTAATCCAGAGGCATTTCAAGAAATTAATTTTTCATTAACAAGAGAACCTGCTGCAGAAGGCATCCTGAACAATTTAATAAATGTTATTTTAGGAATGCTTGGTAGTCCAGAACAGGTAAATTTCCCCAAGGATAATAGAGAACTTGATGTGTTTATGATGAATGATGCTAATATTCTTCGTCAAATTACAATTCAAGGACACGGGGGGTTTGCACAGGTTCTTGATCCAGAAGGTCAAATTTTAAATAAATCACCGTACTCTCAACAGGGATCGGTATTCTCAGCTAGTACCAATGAACAAAGATTTGCGGGCGGTATGTTTGTTGACGGTTATTCCGGCAATCAAATGATGAGAATACGCAGCAAAACCACAACAGGTAGTGAAGCTAATTATGTCTTTGAAGTAGACAAACTTAATAGAAGACCTCAATTACCATGTCCTTTTACTGTTGAGGGTGTAACATACATTGTCAACTACCTACGTAATTTTGTTTACAGTGTGGGAGCAAATGGATCTGCTGCTACTTTAGTTTTAGATAGTTCTACTCCGTATACGAATGCTATAGCTGGTATTATAACTCCGTGTACAGTCACAGGCGATGGAACTTATGCTAGATTAACTTTCCCTTTAGCCAGAGCTAGTGCTCCGTTTACCGTAGGAAACATGATTGATGTCAGCGGATTTGTTAGTACTGCGGTTGGATATAATGGCGTATGGACCGTTACAGCCTGTACCACTACCTATGTTGAGTGGCTCAGTGGTGAAACTGTTTCAAGTAGTGGAGGAACAGTAGCGGAAAGTTTTGAATTAATTACAGCAGGATATAGAAGTTTATTAAGCAATGACTGGACCCAATTAAATGACATGGGCTACGGGTTGTTTGTTACCAACGGTGGTATTAGTGAAGCTGTTGGTATGTTTACCTACTATTGCTACAATGCATACTATTCTTTAAATGGCGGTCAAATCCGTTCAGTTGGAGGTTCGGCAGCACACGGTGTGTATGCTTTAAGAGCAGAAGGTTCTGATCCTAAAGAAGTTCCTGATGCATGTATTGTCGGTAGAGATTTTATTATGACCGCTAGTGTGTATTCTCAAGGGCAATACACTAATGCTAGGGGTGATAATGAACTCTATGTTACTAATTTTCCGTACGAACCATTAGTTGACAGTGAATTAGAAATCCTTCATTATAGAAATCTTACCGCAGCAGACGGATTGCCAATTACACAAATTGCTCAGAGCGGAACAAAAACTGTTTTAAGTATTGCAAATGCCGATCAATATTTCCAGGCTAGAGAATTTGTTCAAATTAACGGCATTGTATCGAGTGCCAGTCAAGCGGCGGTGTTTAATTACAATCAAAAAATTAGTACCAATGATAGCGGAACTTTTAGAGTTGATTCTGTTACCTCAACAACTTTAACTATCGATGCTTCAAGTGTTGGAACATTAGCTACACCTGGTATTACATTAACTAGTCCAATATCGTTCTCTAACGGAGTAGTTACAGCAACGTTTGCTAGCCAAACACAAAATCCATATGTTACTGGTCAAAAGATTAGAGTCAGTGGTATTACTGTTAGCGGCGGTGCTGGAACCGTTACTGGTGCAACTGTAACCGGAAATGCAACAACTGGAATCGCAACTATTACCTATTCAGATAGAGCTGTTCCTTTTGCAGTTGGTCAAATAATTTCAATTGCTAGTTTTGCCACTGGTGGATTTAATAATGCTACAGCTCAAGTATTAAGTTGTACTAGAACCACGTTAACTTACAGTAATGCCACAGCCGGTACCAATGTAACCGGTGGTGTTTTAACTCCTAGCTATAATACTGAGCTTGGTGTTGTAACTGCGGTAACGCAAACTACAGTGTCATATAGTTTAGGTGCAGTTACTCCCGGAACTTATTCCAGTGGTGGAGCACTAAACGCAATGATTAGAGCAACCGGAGTTAGAAGAATCTATGCAATCAATAGTGCTAACTACGGCGATGGTTCAAGCTTTGGTGGAATACCAAATGGAACTGCTAGAGTGTTTTTTGAACCACTGGTTACACAACCAGGTGAGACTGGACTCTATGCCAGTGTTCAAGACGGTCAACCTGTAATTATTAGACAGTCTAGACAGGTATGGCTAAACGGGGTAAGCAATACTTCCGCTGCTAAAAAATCAACAGCACTGTTGTTTAACGCTGATAATCCTTCCACTGATGTTATCGATGTTATTTCGTATACTACCGGCGGACTAGTAAACAGAATTAGTCCAAATGAAGAGGTGATTGCAGCCTGTAGAGAAGGCTATCGTTATATTGATTTAACCGCAGCTAACGTACAAAGAAAGGTAGGTAACGATTATTATGGATCTGTTGGATCAACTAATGTAACCGTAAGTACTATTACAAACACATTTGATATCGCTAAATTAAATTCTGGTAGATATTGTTTCCATTGGTATGGAGTACAATATCGTGTGCTATCATATACTGCCCCAAACAGTCCAACCGCAGCATTTGTCACATTAGATCGAACATTACAACATCCGTTAACTGGTTACAATAGTCAAATTACAGTTCTTGTTGGACCTAAACACGGAGAAACTGGTTCTATTACCATTAAAATTTCCACATTAAGGGCTACAGCGTTTGACCTGTTAGATATTGGGTCGGGAAGTTACGCAGACACTAACTACCCAAATAATATATTTGGGCCACCAGTTAATGCCAACCAACCTAACAATGAAGCTGCTGAAGTAGGAAAAGGTCGTGTATTTTATACAACTATCGATCAAGAAGGTAACTTTAAAGTTGGTAAATTGTTTGGAGTAAATCAATCAACCGGTGAGGCAACTTTAAGTGCTAGAATTTCCTTAACAAATATTGCATCTTTACAATTATCACAAGGTGTGCCAATTTCAGAATTTTCAGCTGATGGAAATTTTAGCAGTCCAAGTGCCGGAACTGTAGCTACTCAATTGGCCACAAAGCTATACATTGATAGAAGATTAGGTCATGATGGAACAGCAGCATTAACCGTTGACCGTATTGGTCCAGGGTTCATTGACACTGACGGCGATAACGCAATGGCCAATAACCTAAATATGGGTAATGCTGGCCGTATTATTAACATGAAGAATCCGCAATCAGACAATGATGCGGCTACAAGACGTTGGATTAGTATTCCTCACTTAAATGGAAATGTTGGTTCAGTATCAATTCCCAACTGTTCAGTTGTTGGTAATGGTACTACTGCAACCGTAACATTTAGTGCTACTCAAGGAAGTGCACCGTTTGTTACTGGTCAGGTGATAGGAATTACAGGTTTTTCAATAGCCGGGTTTAATAATGACGAAGCTGTTGTTTTAACATGTAACACTACAGGATTAACTTATTCAAATACTACTTCTGGTGGACCTGCTACTGGAGGAAAAATTAGTTCGGTTGGACGAGGAAACTTATTAGTTTATACCGGAACAAATAATTCTGATATCAATGAAACAAACGTTGCTACAGAAGGTTTTGTAAATGCTGCGGTAACTGGTGATCTCGATATCACTCTTGATCAATCATTAAGAACAATTAATTTCCAGTTAGTTAATGAAACTGTTGTTAATTCTGATATTAATTCATCGGCAGCAATTGAACAAAGAAAATTAGATATCACAAATAGTAAAGCAACTACTAGTTCATCAATTAGTAATGTGTCGGCAACTTCTACTGGTGGTATAGTTACAGTTACATACTCCGCTCAAACTGATTCTGTAACTGGTAATTCAGCAGTACCTGTAACAGCAGGTGATAGAGTTATTATTAGCGGATTTGCTAACAGTACTTTAAATGGTGTATTCACTGTTAATTCAAGTCCTACTCCTTCAGGTACATCATTTACATATAATGCAACTACAACACCTTCTGTAATCTCAAGTGGACAGACAACAGGTGTAATTACTCTACAGAGAGGAGTAAGCACATTTGACCGAGGACAGTTTACTGTAACAAATGGTTATGCGTCAATTAAAAATAACGGTGTTCAATTAGGAAAACTTGTACCGATTAATCAAAATCGAGTATTGGGATATACAGGTGCTACTCAAACCGGTGATGTTGGTGAAATTACACTAACTGCTGTTGTAAGTGGTGGTGGCGGAATTACCAAAGGATTATATACCTCGGCTGGTGTACTTTATGCCAAAGTTGGAGGGTCTCAAAATGATGCTGATTTTATTGTTTTACCAACCGAATCAACTACTTACACTACAAGTAATACAGCTAACAGTGTTCAAAATTTAGTTGCTAGAAACAACAATGGAAATGTAGGACTTAATGATTTAATTCTTGATGGTGATCTATACTTAAGTAGATCAACAATTGGCAGCGGCGCTGATTATAAATTATTAACCATAACCGCCGGTAGTGGTTTTAAATCAGCAACTTACTACGGTGCAGGTTCAGTAGCTAAAGGAAGAATTACTATTCAGGTTAGTGACTCTGGTACTAGCAATGATATTACCAAATATTTTAACAATAAACATGTGTTTATTGGTTCAGACGGTATTCAAGACGGTGTTGTTGTAACCAAAGCTCTATCAGCTGGTGAAGATTTAGCAGATAACAATGGTGGCAAAGTCTACGGCAACTGGACATTGAATGGTAACAGTAAATTTGAAGCTACCTATGCTGACTTGGCAGAATACTATGAAGCAGATCGAGAATATGATGTAGGCACTGTGTTGGTGTTTGGCGGAGACAAAGAAGTTACAACTTCAAATGTTAAAAACGATCACAGGGTAGCAGGTGTTGTTTCTAATACTGCTGCCTACACAATGAATCAAGCATGTCCGGGTATTAAGACCTGCGTAGCACTACAGGGTCGATTACCAGTTAAGGTAGTAGGAAAAGTAAACAAAGGGGATCTAATTGTCACATCGGGCATACCAGGTGTGGCGATGGCAGCGACTGGAGACGTCAAAGTTGGTACGTTGATAGGTAAGGCCATTGGATCTTACGATTCGGACAGAATTGGAACTGTTGAAGTCTCAGTGGGAAGAACATAATGGCTAAAAAAACTATAAACACACAACAACCGCAGGATTTTATCAACGTTGGTTCTGCACCTAACAGCAAAGACGGAGACAGTTTACGGGCAGCATTTGCTAGATTAAATGATGCTATTGATAATATTGATTCCAACTTTTCAGAATTATATACCGCGGTTGGACAGCCTGTTGATGGTAATCTTAAAACTGACATTGTTGGTAGTGTATTTGGTGATGACAGCAGTTTGTTAGTCGATGGAGTAATGAACAGAATCGTTGGACCTGTTTACAATGCTGTTGGTAATATAAAAATCACAGGCGGAACTGTTGGACAGATTTTAAGGACTGATGGTAGTGGTAATTTAAGTTGGGTTACTACTTCACAATTTAGTGGTAATTACAACGACTTAACAAATAAACCAACTATACCTACCAGCTTTGATAGACTATCTAATAGCGGTGATGAAGTTATTTTAATTGGTGGAGCTAATCCGTTCGTTACTTTTCCTGCCATTACGGGCGGCGATCAACTAATAATACAAGGTGCTGAAGTTAGTTCAGTGTCAGGCAGTCTTGCACTTACTTCACAGGACAACCTTAACATAATAGCCAACGGGTCTGGCGCTGCACCCGGAGGATCAAAGAATTGGACATTCAGTGCGGATGGTGGTTTAACTATACCGGGTGACATCCGCAGTGACAGCAATATCAACATTGACATCAACCTTGCAGACTCTACTCTACGCAGATGGCAGTTTGGTGAGGACGGTGAACTGACATTGCCCGAAGATGCTGTTGTAAAAAATATATCTGGGAACTTGACCATTGAAGGTGAAAGCTATGTAATTATTGATTCTGCAAATAATGGACAGATTGAGATAGGACGAAGCAGTGGTGTAGGAGCTGTGATAGCCGATGCCACAGGTATTGTAACACACAACTGCGCCAACGGACACATATTCTATCACACCAGCCCAGATGCTCTTTTTACAGTAAACTTTACCAATCTAAATTTACCTATTGACTATGCTACCTCATTGACCTTGATCATAGCACAAGGTGGCACAGGCTTTATTCCTAACTCTGTTGGAATAAGTGGAGTATTACAGACCATAAACTGGCGGGGCAATGTTATCCCAACACCCAGCACCAACAGAACAGATGTAGTTACTTTTAGCATTATCTGCACAGCTCTAAATACCTATACTGTGCTGGGACAACTAACAGGATACTAACAGAACGGTAAATATACTAAAGAGAGCGGAATATGGCTATACAAACAATTAACATAGGAAATGCTGTAAATGATGGTCTAGGAGACGATCTACGCACGGCTTTTCAAAAGGTCAACGCTAATTTTGCAGATTTAAATAGCCAGCAATCAATTACTGGTCAAAATCTTAATACAGCAACAGGCGTAGGAATTTTTAAACAAAAAGTAGGTACTAACTTACAATTTAAATCACTGGTTAGCGATGGTAAAATTACCCTAACACCGTCTAATGATTACATCACTGTTGGCACTGTACAAAAAGACGGATTTAGTTCCATAACAACAAACAGTGGTAGCATCACAGCTAATGTTACAACCGCTTACGATCAAATCACAATCCAAGGTGGTGCTAACATAAATGTAACAGCATCACAAAGAACTATTACTGTAGATACGAAACAAAATATTGGATTTATTTTAAACGACGCTGATCTAGGAACTATTGGATCGGGTACTGACAATTTAATTACTTTTTTATTGCAGGTCACCGATATTGATTTTGGAACAATAGATCAGCCCGCAGGTATTGAATACGATGCTGGTACAATTTAACGGAGAAATAAAATGGCATTAAGAATTAGAAGAGGAACTTCTGTACAACGAACAGGAATCACACCAGTATCTGGAGAGTTGATTTTTGATACAACTCAAAATAAACTATATGTCGGTAACGGATCAACTGCCGGCGGTGTTGAAGTTGTTGCAGGGTCTATTGGTGGTAATTTAGGTTCTAATATTAACCTAAATAATTTTGATATCACTGGCGCAGGTAATATTAATATTACAGGAACAATTACTGCATCCGGAACAATTACAGGTAACGGCGATCTTGTTTTAGGAAATGCTGATACTGATAATGTTCAGTTTGGTGCAGATATTAATTCAAATATTGTTCCTAATACAGGTTCATTAACCGTTGGTACTAGCGCCAAACCTTGGCAAACTGTTTTTACCTCAACCTTAGAAAATACTAGCGGAATTACTAGTAATAGCAATTTAACTCTTAACGGTCTAGTTACAGTTGGAAATAACCTAGTACCAAACACTACATTAACAAAAAATATCGGAACTTCTACACTAAGATGGCGTAACGTATGGGCAGAAACATTAGCATTAGAAAATATTCAAATTACGCAGAATAATATTAGAAGTATTGATTCAAATTCAGACATTAATATAGAACCGTCAGGAAACGGAAGAGTTTTGCTTGGTCCAACTAAAATTAGATCTTATGCAGATTTTGGATATGAAAATAACGTTGTTACTAGAGCAAGCAATACAGGAATTTTTTATAACTGGAATCAAGCAACTGAATTATTTACCAGTATTAATAGTGCATTTGAAACTTCATATACACAACTAGCAGGAACTACTCAAGAAACATTCACAGTAGCAGCAATAGATACTTCAATTTATGCAGGTTTTAGAGCAGAATTTAACGTTAGAAATTCTCAGGGATCAGAAACATTTTCTATTTCTGGTAATTTTTATTCCGGAACTGTGGAAATTTCTGCTAAACAAAATTCTCATATACACAGTGGCGGTATTACAATAATTAATTCTATTAGCGTTTCTCCAGGAAGCGGATCCCTTGTCAATATTAGATTTACAACTACAACTAATGTAAATGCTGCGGTCATTACTAAAGTGAAAGCCCATGCAACACTGTTTACTGTTTAAAAATTATGTCATTAAAATGGAATACTCCTTTAGGTACGTTAGGAACATTTAATGAAAGGACTCAGGTAAATGTTCCTTTGTCAACTACCTCAGTTACTCCAGTTACATATTCTATAATATCCGGAAAACTTCCTGTTGGTCTACAGTTATTAAACGGAATTATTAAAGGAGTTCCGGTTGAAATAAAAAATACAAGTCAATATAAATTTGTAATAAGAGCTAATAATAGTTCATTGATTGTAGATCGAACATTTTCAATTACTATAGAAGGCCCAGATGCACCAGTTTGGCAAACTCCAGAAGGATATTTGCCAGTTGGATTTAATGATGCTTATTTTGTTTTAGATGATTCTTATGTTGATTTTCAGTTAGAAGCATATGATACTGACAGGATAGATGGCGATACATTATTTTATTACATACCAAATAACAGCGGCGAGCTTCCTCCAGGTTTAACTTTATCATCAACAGGAAGAATTAGCGGTTTTGTGGCGGCGGTTCCAAAGTTAGAATTAAATCAATCTACTGGAAATTTTGACACCACAGGATATGATTTTATTCCTTTTGATCTAGGTGAGGTATCAACCACAGGATATGATACTTTTACTTACGATAATACTATATTTGATTTTCAAGAACCTGTTAAACCACTTAGACAAATTAGTAGATACTATTCATTTACAGTTTCGGTAACAGATGGCGAAACTGAAACTAAAAGAAATTTTAGAATTTATGTTGTCGATGAACAATTTTTAAGAGCAGATAATGCTATTATTAGATCATCTGATAATGTATTTAAAGCGGATAATAATTATTTAAGAAATCCACTTTGGATTACTCCTGCTAATTTAGGTAAACGTAGAGCTAATAATTATACAACAATTTATCTAGAAGTTTATAATCCAATAACACTAGCTCAAAATATTGTTTACTTCTTAGATGATAAAAACCCGGATGGTACAAATAGTGTTTTGCCACCCGGTCTACAATTAGATAGTGTAAACGGAGAAATTGTAGGAAAAATTCCTTATCAACCTAGAATTTCTGTCAACTATAAATTTACCATTAGAGCAGTATCTTTTGAACAAACTACCCTAGCTACAAAATATAGCATATCCGGTAATTGGAATAACGATACTATCTATAAAGTTGGAGATGTTGTTCGTTGGATTGATCCTGCAATTTATAATGACAGCAGTCTTAGAGCAGGTATTGGTGAATCTTTATATATTGCCTTAGTCGAACACAAAAATAAATTACCTAGTAACGTTGGAGTTTGGACCGAGGGTGCCACCAGTACTGTAAGAACATTTAATATTGATATTGTTGGTGATATTGAAAGAGGAATTTCTTGGAAATCAAACTCTTATCTTGGTGCACTTAATCCCAATGAAGTATCAGAATTATTTGTAGAAGCCGAAAGTTTATCATATAGCGGGTCTGTTAATTATACATTGATCCACGGAGAATTACCTCCAGGTTTACAATTATTAAGCAACGGATTAATTATAGGAAAAGTAAATCAAGTTGGAAGTCAAACAATTGAAGGAATAACAAGATTTTACGACGGTGGTCCTAGCTCAAATGCATTTGGTATAACGTTCGATCAAAACCGTACCACATTTGATAAAGTTTATAAATTTACCGTTAAAGCAAGAGATCCGGCTAATTTTGCAGAGTTTAATAAATTGTTTTCAATTAAAATAATTGGTGAAACAACTAAACAATACACAAATCTTTATCTAAGAGCATTACAACCACTAGAAAAAAGAAACAACTGGTATGATTTTATAACTGATAGTACTATTTTTGATCCTAAAATTCTTTACAGAGTTGGAGACCCTAATTTTGCTACACAGTCATCAGTGCAAATGTTGTTGTTTGCCGGAATAGAAAAAAGTGATGCTGTAGAATTAATACAGGCCATGAGCCGCAATCATTATAAGAAGAGAATAAAATTTGGATCGTTGGCCAAAGCTCAGGGTAAAGATTTAATAACTCAAGAAGTAAAATACGAAGTAGTCTATGTAAACATTATTGATGATCTAGAACAAAATAAACAAAGTATCTCAAATATTGTTCGTTTGCCTGATCACATATCAAGTCCCGTTTTGTCTGATCAAAATAATATCACTGTCGATGGCGGCGGAACAAATGGTTTGAATTGGAATTACAAAGTTTCAGATCGAGATATACAACAGGTATTTCCAAACTCATTTAACAATATGAGGAATCAAATTAAGCAAATTGGAGATAGAAACAGAGACTTTCTTCCCCTCTGGATGAGAAGTATACAACCAGGAGATCCAGTTGAATTAGGATATACCAAAGCGTTAGTGCTTTGCTATGTTAAACCGGGATTTGCTGATGAAATAATAATTAAAATTAAATCAAGAAAATTTGATTTTAAATTATTAGATTTTATGGCCGATCGATATGTTGTTGATTATTTAAATGTTACTATCGGGGATCAATATTTTCTATTTCCCCAAACAGATATTAAAAATAGATTAATTAGCTCAACTGCTGGATCGTGATAAAATACAACACATAAATATAACGATATTTCCGATCGTGGAGAAAATAAATGACAAGTAATATAAATTTTGCCGGTATCAACGAAAACTTTCCTGTAGCAGGACAGGATAATGATACGCAGGTATTTAGAGACAATTTTAGTTTAATTAAAGAAAACTTTAGATATTCGTATAACGAAATAACATCGCTGCAATCAAATACCGCTAAATTAAATGCCGAAAACGATTTTGGTGGTAGCATTATTACAGGTGCAGTTTTTGTTGATAATCGAGATAGGGTGCATTCATATAGCACCATTGCAGAATCTCAACCACTGGCTGTGTATGAAGTTGATTACGGACAAGGCAATTATCAAATCTTTCGAGTTAACAAAGACATTAATTTACAATTTACCAATTTTCCAATTTCTTCGGGTGTTGGAAAAGTAACATTAGAATTATATGGCGATGATGGAGTATCTCCAAGAACAATTACGCTGATCACAGAAGGTGGAACCAGTTTTAAAAGAAGTAGAGTAACAGCTACTAACGGTGGTATTGTAAATTTTCCTAATCCATTACAAGTACAGAGCAGCACCAATCCTGTAATTATTGAAGTTTGGAGATACAATTCCACTACCATTTATCTAAATTATGTAGGGAACTTTGTCTAATGTTTCACCCATTTGAAGGCGATTTATCACAACTAAAAGACAACGAAGTTGAAGATCGTCTTCAAGATCTTACTAAAAAATTTTTTACAGCACAACGTCTAGGCAATAATGAACTATTGACACAACTTTCTACTTTTGTTACAATTTATAGAGAAGAACTAAGTAATCGCTATAGAGCTAAACTTAAAAGTAATCAAGATAGAGATTTGGATCAATTAATTAATGTTGAAAACCGTTAACAGCGAAAACGATTTAATCGAAGGTGTTTTAAAATTTGGGCCTGACATTTTAGAACATTGTCTTTGTTCTGACGATTTGATACAATATGTAGATCGAATTCGTGAAGAACATTTAAACTATCCAATCCCCCCATCTAGCATTAATCCATTAAATTGGTTTATACCAGAAGAATATCGAACAATGGATATTGAAGAATACCTAATAAATCATTGTCCTGAACAAAATTATGATAGAGTAGTTCAAGAATTGGATCTGTATCGTAAAAATAATTTGATTATACTTCTAAAAACTATGAAATATATAGTAGATATTCTTAGAGCCAATAACATAGTTTGGGGAGTAGGACGAGGTAGTAGTGTAGCTAGTTATGTGCTCTATTTGATAGGGGTACACAAGGTAGACAGTGTTAAATACAACCTGCCAATAGAAGAATTCTTCAAGGAGATATAAAATGGGTAAAACATATACAAGTATGCAAGGAAAAGAAGTTGACATGGAAAAATTGTCAATTCGCAACGAATTAACTCCTGCTGTAGGAAATATGAAGGTTAATGCTCGAGGTGACGAGCTTGGATCAAATGGAGAGATTGTTAGAACAAGAGAACAGATTCTACAAGACTATTACAAAGAAAATCCGAGAGCAGTTTCAGAAGAAGTAATGAAGCGTCAGAAAGGTTAATATGGGTAAAGTTATAGGAAAATTACGTCCTCTTAGAGATAAGATTATTGTTCACAATATGCATTTTGGTGAACAACGTAGTTCTGGAGGAATTGTTATTTTAGGTGATGACGGTAAAGATCGTGGTATCTATCCTCGTTGGGGACAGGTATATGCAGTTGGTCCGGATCACAACGAAGAATTTACAGTCGGAGATTGGGTCTTAGTTGAACATGGTCGGTGGACCAGAGGTATAGAATATACCGAGGACGTTGAACAAGAACCCAAAACTATTAGAATGGTTGACAATAACTGCATACTTATGTGGGCCAACGAAAAACCAGAAGCAGTTAATATTGCCAAAGGTGTAGATGTACCACAAGCAGTAGATGCTTATAGATTGGAAAACAAATGACAAACCCTTTTAAAGACCAGCAAGACTTTATGACCGCCTGCGGACAAACTTCAGTAGGCTTTCATGAAGATCAATTTAGAATGTATCTTAATTTAATTGTTGAAGAAGCTAAAGAGCTTTCAGAAGCATTAGAAAAAGATGATAAAGTAGAAATGGTAGATGCATTAACTGATATTCTAGTAGTTACTATTGGTGCAATGCACAGTGCTGGATTTGATCCAGAAGGTGCGTGGAATGAAGTTATGCGTACCAATTTTGCAAAAATAGATCCAGAAACAGGCATGGTTCGTAAGCGTGAAGATGGAAAAATCTTAAAACCAGAAGGTTGGACGCCCCCGGATTTGACAAAGTTTTTAACAAAAGAATAATGGGCTTGACAGGCCCATTTTTTAACTGTAAAATAAACACATGTATCTAAAGAAAAAAGACTGGGATATAAACGAACTAGTGCGTCAAATATCAACCATTACTCGTGAGTGTACCAGTCCCTACAACGAAGGTTTTACTGCATGGGGTCTTAAACAAGATCTATACACATTAAAATTTCATTTAGACGAATGTTTAAAAAATTGTCCTGAGTTTGCTGACGAAAAACAATGGCTTGACGAACAAGAAAAGAAAAAACTAATAAAGATTTTAAAAGAATGAAAGTTGGTATTATTGGTTTTGGATATGTTGGACAGGCAATTGCATGGGCACATCACAACTGTGACGAACTAGTCATAAGAGATCCAAAGCTCAACGACTCTGCAGGACTTGATAAATTTGTAGACTGTGACGCAATATTTGTTTGTGTGCCAAGTCCGTCGACAGAAGATGGGCATTGTGATACCAGTATATTAGAACAGACTTTAAAAGAATTATTGTTTGTTAATATTGCCAACTCAATTCCTATAATTTGTAAAACAACTGCTCCCCCTAGTGTTTATAAAAAGTTATTAAAACAATATCCAAACATTGTTCATTGTCCAGAATTTCTAACAGCCGCTAACAATACCATTGATTATATGAACAGTATGTATTTTGTTCTTGGCGGACACACCGAATGGATATGGCGAGCTAAAGATGTTATTCAGCGAGGAGTAAAACTTACTGACGGAAATTTTATAGGTGTAGATATTGCTGCTGCGGCCTTATACAAATATATGATGAATTGTTACCTAGCAACTAAAGTAACACTAATGAATGATTTTAAAGCATTAGCAGATGCAGAGGATGTAAATTGGGAATCAATTAAACAACTATCTTCACACGATCTAAGATTTGGAACGACACATATGGATGTTCCCGGACCGGATGGTCACTATGGTTGGGGAGGTGGTTGTTTTCCCAAGGACGTGGCTGCTATAATAATGGAAGCTATAGATAAGAACCTCAACTTTGAATTGATGCAGAGAGTTGAAACGATTAATAAAAAACACAGAGGACTAGCATGAACAACTATTCAGAACTTGTGGTGTCATTACATGAAATTGCCAGAGCCGTTGAAGCACGTTTTGGATCTTGTCAAATTAGTCAAGACATTAGAGATTGTGCAGATAGACTGCACGAGCTCGGAGAACCATTAAAGGTAAAAGAATGAAAGAACTATGGGTAGAAAAATATCGTCCTAATAAGCTAGACGAATATGTATGGCGCGATGACAGTCAACGTAAGCAGGTAGAATCTTGGGTTAACGATCGAAGTATTCCTCACTTGTTGTTGAGCGGAGTTCCTGGCATTGGTAAAACTACAATGGCCAAGATGCTGATTAATGAAATTGGCATTGAAGGTGCAGATGTCATTGAGGTTAACGCCAGCCGCGAAACAGGCATTGATTTTATTAGGGATACAATTGTTCCTTTTATCAGTTCTATTCCATGGGGTCCATTTAAGGTTGTATTACTAGACGAAGCGGATCGTCTTAGTCCACAAGGTCAAGATTCTCTCAAAGGTATTATTGAAGAATACAGCAACTTTGCTCGTTTTATTTTAACCTGTAACAGTCCTAACAGAGTTGTTCCTGCACTGCACAGTCGTTGTCAACAGTTTCACTTTACTAAATTAGATCAAACTGAATTTACTGCTCGTGCAGCTACTATTCTATTGTCAGAAAATATTGACTTTGATATTGAAACACTAGAGGCATATGTATCCACAACATATCCAGACATGCGTAAGTGTATCAATTTACTGCAACAAAATTGTAGAGACAATAAACTAAATGCAGTTACTAAAGAAGATGCAGGAAATCTTGAGTGGAAATTTCAAATGGTTGAACTATTCAAGGCTAATAAAATTACAGAAGCTCGTAAATTAGTATGTGGAAAATTACAAGCGGAAGAAATAGAAGAAGTGTATCGTTGGCTATATGACAATATACATTTGTTTAGCGATGACCTAACTAAACAAGAAACCGCTATCCTAACAATTAAACAAGGATTAGTTGATCATCCTATGGTTAGTGATCCAGAAATTAATCTAGCAGCAACTATGATTAGACTGTCAAGGATCTAATATGAGTGCTAGATATATGATTGTAACCTATATCCAAACACCTAAAGGCAAGTGGGACGAGATTACAGAATTTAAAAACAGTTTAAAAACTAAACATTATCAAACCGCAAAGGTAATACTTGACCTTTACAATAAAAAGGTTGTAATGAATAGCCTGAACAAAGAAGCCGGTTTCGACGATCTTCTTGAAATGTACAAGCGATTATTGGGGGATCAATTGACCCCCCACTTACCTCAAGAGTCTCCGTAAATCGCTAGTATCTCCTTAACCGCCTCATGGCGTTCTACATCTTTAGCAGTAAACTGACAGATGTCAACGTATCTGTGATTTTCAAAGTTATTATATAACTGTAAGAATTCTAGCAGACCGTTATTTGTTGGTCTATCAGCTTGATTCAAATCTCCAGTGACTATCATCCTAGAGTCTTGACCCAACCTAGTTAGCAGCATTTTCATTTGACTAGGTGTGGCATTTTGCATTTCGTCCGCAATAATAACTGCGTTTTTGAATGTACGTCCTCTCATGTACGCTAGTGGACTAATTTCAATCACCCCCTCTTTAATAAAGTTTTCAATTTCTTTAGCGTAGTAGTATTCTTCAAATACATCCATTAATGGCCTTGTCCAGGGCTCCATTTTTTGTTGAAGTGTTCCTGGCAAAAAGCCATGCTGCTCATCTACACTAACAGCTGGTCTAGTAACGACAATTTTGTCAATCTGTTGTTCTTGTAACAGCTTTACCGCCCACTGACACGCAATCATAGTTTTACCCGTACCGGCAGGACCTATAGCAAAAAGTATGTGCTTTTTTGCGTCCTGTAGTTTTAGTAGGTAGTTTTCTTGATTGAGGTTTTTGGGATAAATTAGAACTCTGTTCTTCTTTTTTGGTAGATACTTGTTAATTTGTATAACGTTATCAACTTCATGTGCAAAATCCAGCTTTTTGTTAGCTGCTGCTTTTCTTTGTTTTCTCAAAGGATAGCCTCCTATTTTATGCGTTAGGCACGGACCTTTCAACCGTTGTGTCCGTGTCCGAACACATTTGTATTTACGATTTTGGCAAAAAAATAATAAGTTAAGTTAATTTTTTGAAGCGATAAATACATTGGGAGATTTCTATGTTAGATATTAAAGACGTTATCCGCAATATTGAAACAATTTACGGCTCAAATAGCAGCCTTAAAATGCTTAAAGATTTCGAGCGGGTAGTTGACGAATTAGATTGTTACGTTTACGAAAACTGGATTGACGGAGAACTTGTACAAGGACCTGTAGAATCAAGATATTGGGTAGCATGTAAATTCATGTGGCCCTACAAAAAAATGCCCAATCCAATTGCTGCTAAACGATTAATTGATTACGGATGTAAAGTTTCTTATAGCGAAGAGCTAATTTCAAAAGTACGAAAAATTAGAACTCCTGACGATATTCGTCCGGGAACTAAAAAAGGTAAAATTGATCATATATCTGTTTGGATAGTAGAAATTGCTATGCCTAAAAAATTAATGCACGATATTGATCAAGGTTATAAAGAGTTAGATCATAATAAGGTCGAAGATGTACTTGATCAATCAGCAGGAATTAAATTGCAGAACAATATGGCAGATCAACAAGCACAGGAATTTACAAATGCTGAAACAGCAACAGCTTAACGAAGGACTACGTCCTGGAGATCTACAAGATCTTATCGAACCAACATTTTATGTAGATAAATTTCGATCTAAAATGGGAGAAGATCGCGATGTCTGTGTGGTTAGCTTTTTAGTTAAAGATAGACTACCTGCCAGAGACATGATGGAATTTATTGAAAAAGGATATCAGTTTGTTTTAGACGCCGATGTTAGTAGTGGAGAAGACAACAATGGCGGATACACTGTGTTTGTAGAATTAGAAAGACAGGCCGATCTTCATAAAAATATTAAAGAAATTATAGAAGGATTAAAACGTCTAACAAAAATTAATGAATGGAGTTTTAGATATCATAAAAACTTCGAAACTCACGAACTAGGCGAAAATTTAGAAAAAGTTATTCCTAATAATGCCAACGAATATGACGGATTAATGACTAGGATTAAAACAGAGAGTATTAAAAAGTTTTTTAATAAAACTTTAATGGATGATCTAAAGTTAAACAGTGACATTATAACTATCTACAAACCTTTTAATCAAAAATTACAGTTTAAATTAGTTGCTCAAGATAGTATTGAAAACATTCTTGAGGGAGCGACTTCACAAATACAAGTAGACGACAAAAGCATGAGTGAGGTATTTTGGCTTACTAAAGTTATTGGAGACTACGGTATCACAAAAATAGGTAATCAGTTCTTACTAACAAATAAGAACGAATCATTAATGGTGGAGAGACTAATATGAGTTTTACATTTGAATTTACAAAAGCACAACTAGGACAAATTATTCCTAAAAATCCGTACTTAAATAATTGGTACGAAGCACTACATGAAATTTTACCGGAATATGAAATTAACACTCCCAAACGTGTAGCGGCGTTTATTGCACAATGCGCACACGAGTCTGGAAATTTCTTATTCCTAAAAGAAAATTTAAACTACAAAGCAGAAAGCCTAGTAAAGGTATTTCCAAAATACTTTCCTAGCATGGATATTGCACAGCAATATGCTAAAAAACCAGAAAAAATTGCCAACAGAGTTTATGCAAGTCGTATGGGCAACGGTGACGAATCCAGCGGCGACGGTTGGAAGTTTTGTGGTCGTGGATTAATTCAATTAACTGGTAAAAATAATTACACATTTTTTGCTGCCAGTATTGGAGTGGATCTAAACGAAGCAGCAGAATATCTACAGACATTTGAAGGTGCTGTTCAGTCAGCATGTTTCTTTTGGGAAAATACAAAATTAAATAAAGAAGCAGATGAAGGTGATATCAAGACCATGACTAAAAAAATCAATGGTGGATTTATTGGTCTAGACGATCGTATCAAACACTATGAACATGCCCTGCATGTATTTGGAGCTCACTAACAATGTGGCAATTTCAATGGTTTCTTAGTCTTATTCCAGATGGTATCTTTATTTGGATTACTTATGGGTTAATTGCTGCTGGATTTGGATTATACATAACCAGCAAATTAGTAAGCTGGATACCATTGATGAGTCAATATAGGTTACCAGTTGAACTAATTGGCGTTGCCGTGTTAGTAGTGGGTTTTTATTTGTTTGGTGGTTACGGTGTTGAAATGAGTTGGCGAGATAAAGTTCGCCAACTTGAAGAACAAATTAAGGCAGCTGAAGAAAAGAGTGCTCAAGTCAATACCGTTATAAAAGAAAAGATTGTATACAAAACTAAAGTCATTAAAGAAAAAGAAGTTCAATATATTGACAGAATTAAAGAAGTAGAAAAAGTAATCGATGCAAAATGCGAAGTTGATCCTGCTGCCATTGATATACTCAATCAAGCTGCTGAAGATCCTACCAAGGAGACAAAATGAAATATTTGTTAATTCCGTTGGTATTGCTTGCAGGTTGTTCTACTACAGTTCCAGTAAAAATGAAATTTCCCGATATTCCTCCAGAACTTGCAGAAACATGTCCTGCGTTAGAAAAAACTCCAGAAGGAACAACTCAATTAAGCAAAACTTTAGAAGTTGTGGTAAAAAATTATAGCAAGTACCATCAATGCAAGACTAAGGTTGATGCCTGGAATGAATGGTATCAAGAAAATAAAAAGATTTACGATAGTATTAAATAATAGGAAAATTTATGAACTGGGTTAATAGTATGCTGTCTGATAGTATTAATAAAAGCATAAGCAGCAAACGTGTTGTTACATTCCTAGCATTTTTGATGTGTTCGGCAGCATTTATTGGGGATCTGTTTTATAACTTAGATGTAAAAGATAGCACATACGAGGGAATGATGTACATCGTAATTGCTGGACTAGGTTTTACAGCATCTGAAAAATTTTCCAAACAAAAAGACAATAATAGTGAGTAATAGCAGCAGTTAATTCAAGGTTTAATTTTTTAAATTTTTAGTTAAATAACAGTGTAGTTAATACAACACGGAAGGAGCGATATGAATAGTGATCTTAAACTATTTAAATGGGTGGTAATTCTTTTAGCACTGCCTTTGAGTTTAGCCATATTCGGTGGTGATAGTTTCCGCTATCCCTGTCAAGATCCCAAAAACTGGGACAAAGAAATGTGTAAGTTACCCACTTGCGATGTGACCCGTACTTGCCCAGAGCACATTTTTAAAGGTCAACGAGATCCTAGACTAGGACCTCCTAAAGATGGAGAATCAGCCCCAACAGCAAAATCAGCAGTTTCAATAGCTCAAGACAATAAAGGATGCAGATAATGGAAATTTTACAAAGATTCAAAAAAGAAGATAAAGAAACTGGAGAACACTTTATCTATACAGAAGAGCAATTAATGGCTCGTCTAAAGTTTTTTATTGGTATTTGTTTAGCACTTACGCTAACAGGTATTGTATTTGTTGTGTTATACAGCATTATTTTTGTAACACAACCATTAAACGCAATTAGCCCAATCGACCAAAAGTTTTTTGAGTTAATTATTCCTATTGCCACATTCTTAACAGGTACCCTAAGCGGTATCATGTTAGCAGGCAATGACAAGGATCTGAGAGCTAAGGCTCTTGACGCAGCTAACAAAGCACCCACAGTTAGCCCAGCACCAAGCAGTCCACTTCCGCCCGGCGGAGGTTTTAGTGCAAGTGCAAGCTTTGGCGGAGCTAGTATGAGTTTAAATAAAGCGGCAGTTCCTGCATTTGGTGCAGCTACAGAAACTTCTGCATTTGGTGCAGCATCAGCAGCACCAGTAATGAGCAGCACAGGAAAACCTATGCCTGTTCAACCAGAACAACCAGAACTATAAGGAGATAGTATGAAACACTTTTTATTAGCAATTAGTTTAGCATTAGGATTTTCAACTGCGGTATTAGCAGCAGATGCAGCAAAACCAGAAACTGTAAAAGTTTGCGTTGACGTACAAGGCAAGGATGGTAAACCAGTTATTGATCCAAAAACTAAAAAACCAAAACAAGATTGTAAAGAAATTAAAAAGCATAAAAAGCATGAAGGCACAAAAGTTCCAGAAAAAAAATAATTTCATCTTAGTAGTTTAATTAAATAAAAGGACTGTTGACGCAGTCCTTTTATCTTTTGTATAATATTAAAACTATGGATTACTATTCAACCCTTGGATTACAGAGAGGTGCTTCTCAAGAAGAAATTAAAAAAGCTTACAGAAGCATGGCAATGAAACATCACCCAGATCGTGGTGGTAACGAAAAAACATTTAAAGAAATCAGTCAAGCATACGATGTACTAACCGATCCACAGAAAAAACAAATGGTTGACATGGGAATGGATCCTCTTAATCCGCACCAACAACATCATCACGGCGGACAACAATTTCATTTTAATACAGGAAACTTTGAGGATATATTTTCTCAATTTGGATTTAATCCCTTTGGCAGTTTTCAGCAACAACAACGTAGAAAAAATTCTAGTATACAAGTAGCTGTAGAAATTACTCTTTTAGATGTACTAAATGGTAAATCTATGGAAGCTGAAATTGGAATGCCTAACGGACAACGTAAATTAGTAACAATTAATATTCCAGCCGGAGTTCATCATGGACAACAAATAAAATATGGAGGCATGGGAGATAGTTCTATTCCACACATTCCACCCGGCGATTTACTAGTCAATATAAAAATAAAATCAGACGATATCTTTCAACGCGATGGAAATAATTTAATTTGTGAATGGAAGATGCCTGTTTGGGATGCAATTCTAGGAAACAGTATTAATATCAAAACTATAGATGATAGAACTATTAATATTAATATTCCTCCAGGAACACAGCCAGACACTATGTTTAGTTGTTCAGGAGAAGGACTACCAGATGTACATACAAAAATCAAAGGTAAACTGTTAGTCAAAATTAAAATTGGAATTCCTAAAAATCTAACCCAAGAACAACGAGATCTAATACTAAAAATAAAACATGGAATTTAAACTAGGAGCTCACGAAAGTCTCATAACTACCAGCTCAAATTGGGACTTTGACAAAGACGGTAATGCTGAAGAATTTGAAAAATCAATGATTGAATTTATGGTTGCTAATCACGGAATAGGACTAGCGGCTAATCAAATTGGTATTACTAAGCGAGTATTTGTAATTGGTAGCATTAACATTCCTGGATTTCCAGAACCATTTGCTGTGTTTAATCCTGTAATTACAGAATACAGCAAAGATCAAAATGTAGATAAAGAAGGTTGCTTAAGTTATCCTAATCTGTGGTTAACTGTTAAACGACCAGAATGGATTGTTACACAATATCAAGATTCTAAAGGAAACTATCATGAAGTAAAAATAGATGGTTATCTTGCTAGATGTTTTCAACACGAATACGATCATCTTAATGGTGTGTGCTTTGTAGACAAAGTATCCCAGATGAAGTTACAATTAGCTATGAAGAAACTAAGGAAACAAAAACAATGATCCAACCTAGTGAATCACTACAAGCAATCTTTGAAAGATCTATTAAGATTGCTAAAGATAATAGTCACGAGTATATTACCATTGAACATATACTGTACAGTATTATGCTTGATGAACCATCCTATAAAGTTATTGAGAACTTTGGAGCAGATGCAGAGTTTATTAAAACAAACTTAGATGCATTTGTTAAAAACAATCTTGATGATTTAAAAAGCACTATTGTTGATCGTCCAAAGAAAACTAATAGTGTAGAGCGTGTTTTAAATAGATGTTTTACACAGGTATTGTTTAGCGGACGTCAACATATTGAACCCATCGATGTTCTTATAAGTATTTTAAGTGAAAAGAATTCTTTTGCATTTTACTTCTTAACTAAATCTGGCGTCGTTAAAGATAAATTTGTCAAGTATTTCCACGAAAACTTTAACGAAGAAGAAAACGAAATTGAAACACAACTAACGAATCCTAATCAAGTGGAAAAAATAATCAATACATTCTGCACTAATCTTTCATTGCAGGCCAAACAAAAGAAAATTGATCCTGTAATTGGCAGAGATGAAGAATTAGAAAAAGTACAATTAGTACTGGCAAGACGTAATAAGTGCAATGTTCTCATGGTAGGCGATCCCGGTGTAGGTAAGACTGCCATTGCAGAGGGACTGGCACGTAAGATTCACGAAAAGAAAGTTCCTAAGTTTATTCAAGACCATACTGTTTATACTCTTGATATCAGTGCATTGTTAGCTGGTAGTAAGTATAGAGGTGACTTTGAAGAGCGTGTTAAAGCAGTTCTTTCTGCACTTGAGAAGAAAGGTAAAATTATTCTGTTTATTGATGAAGCACACATGATGCAGGGCGCAGGTGCTGCTAATCAATCAAGCAATGATATGGCCAATATGCTTAAGCCTATTCTTACCAAAGGTGTTATTAAACTAGTGGCGTCAACTACATGGGAAGAATATCGCAAACACTTTGAAAAAGATCGTGCATTGATGCGCAGATTTCAAAGAATTACTATTGACGAACCTTCCGCTGAAGTATCCGTTAAAATTCTCAAAGGTGTTAAGAAGTATTATGAAAAACATCATAATGTTAAAATTACCGAAGGTGCTATTGAACAGGCAGTTAAGTTGTCAGTAAAGTATATGACTGATAAGAAACTGCCAGACAAAGCAATTGATATCCTAGACTGTGCCAGTGCTCGTTATAAATTAAAAGACGAAGACGACGGTGATGTTATCAACATTGTTGATGTAGAGCAGATTCTGTTTGAAGTCAGTAAGATGCTTAATATGCCATTAGAAAATATTGCACAGAAAGAAAGTAAAAATCTTAGCAATCTAGAAAAAAATCTCAAGACCGTAATTTTTGGTCAAGATACAGCCGTTGATAATTTGCTGGACAAAATTTTTGTTGCTCAAGCAGGAATGAAATCTCCTAATAAACCAATTGGTAGTTTCTTGTTCCTAGGACCAACTGGTTGTGGTAAAACTGAAACTGCTAAACAATTAGCAGATAAAATGTCTATGCCGTTGATCCGTTTTGATATGAGTGAATATCAAGAAAAGCATTCAGTGGCTAAACTGATCGGTGCTCCTCCGGGTTACGTTGGATTTGAAGACAATGCTGGTCAATTAATTACCAAACTACAGGAAAATCCCAACAGTGTATTACTGTTAGATGAAATTGAAAAAGCTCATCCAGATGTCAGTAATGTGTTGTTACAGTTAATGGATAACGGTTTTGTAACTGGTTCCAATGGTAAAGTTGCAGATGCTCGAAATGTTATTTTAATTATGACCAGTAATTTAGGTGCAGCCGACAATGAGAAGAATACCATTGGTTTTGGAACACTAGAAAAAACTGGTGAAGACGATAAGGCTGTTAAGAAATTCTTTAAACCAGAATTCCGTAATCGTTTAGATGCTGTAATCAAGTTCAGCAGTCTTAAACCAGAAGTTGTACACAGTATTGTTGAGAAGTTTATCAAGGATCTGTCAATACAAATCAAAGATAAAGGTATTGAGATCGTTGCCAACACTGATGCTATCAAATATCTAGCAGAAAAAGGTTATGACAGTAAAATGGGTGCAAGACCGTTGGCTAGAATTATCGATAACGAAATTAAGAGTCCGCTAAGTCGTAAAATTCTGTTTGGCGAACTTCAAGCAGGTGGCAAAATTACAGTTACCGTTAATAATGGTAAGTTGGATTTTGATATTGTTGATTCAAAGAAAAAGCTTGCCAAGTCAGATGACATTATTGAATCAATTACATTTAACAATATTGTACCGTGATTACAGCCAAATACATAAGAAAAAAATTCTACAACAAGTGGTCTTATAAACTCAGCCTCCGAATTAAGGGGGCTGGGATTTTTAGATACAACAGCTATGCTGACATTAAAGCATTAATGATTAGTCCTAAGTCGCCCCATTTTAAATTGTATAAACTTGAAGAAAAGGCATTAGACAATAAAGAGTATGTATATGCCATTGCAGACTTTTTATCCAAACATCCTAAAGAAATTGCAGCGTTGAGAATAGAGGGCAGCACTCTTGATATCTATGCTAACGATAAAGATTTTTTTAATGAAGCTAGCGATGCTTTTAAACTGTTTACATGGAAACGTTTTATTCCGGATCCTACTACGGAACATCTGTTAGATAATGGTAGAAAAATAATTGGAAAACGCCTAGCTCATAACAAATATCAGTATAAAGTTTATCTAACTCCGCACAAATTGCCCGTTGGCAATGCTGTAAGAACTAGTTTTATTGAATTTGTAGATCAAAATTCAGAAAAAGTTCTAATGTCTCTTTCTGTTAAAGATTGGTTTCTACGAACACAATGGAACTGGGACCGTAGATACATTTATGTAGATAACGAACAAACATTGTTAATGCTAAAGCTCAAATGTGGCGATGCTTTGGGCAGCGTATACGAATATCTAATTATTGATAAATAATTACTATGCCAGCACAAAGTATAGTTTTAGTAAATCAAACCACAACGGTTTCTAACAATCTTTCGCAATATACCTATTCCGCCAAACAAAAAGGCGACGGGTATGACAACGTTGGGGATGGGAAACATACCGTTGTATTCCTATTTGACAACTTTAAGGGCGCAGTAAAAATGCAAGCAACCCTTGCTATAGATCCCACTGAAGCAGATTGGTTTGATGTTACATACGATTTAAATCCATCTGATTTAACCGCACTTGATAGTACACCTTTAGTAACCGCAGAATATCGTAATTTTACTGGCAATTTTACATGGATCAGAGCTGGTTACATACTGCAACAAGGTACTATCCGCGAAATTCGTTATAATCACTAACTTCAAACAGTAGATAAATATAGTATCATCTTACGGAAGATACTATGAGAGACCTATTATCTAAATTAGACGCTATTATTAGCGAAACACAATTAAATCCAAATGATCCCAAAGGCGATTATGAGGCTAAGAAAAAATCTTTACAGGATTTAGAAAATGATCCTGTGGCTGCAGAAGATCCAGAAATTGCCGCTGCAATTGATCAGCGTAAAACAGATCTAGAAAAAGAAGCTAAACAAAAAGGCGTTGTTGAAAATTTTGAAATTGGAGACGAGTTTGGTATTAGCTTTGCAGAAGATCTAGAAATTGGCACAACAATTACAGAGATCCTAGAAGACGGCATTGTCATTGATCTAGACGACGATGCAGTTTCATTCCTAGAAAGTCAAGGAATTAAATTCTTTGAAGGTGAACTTGTAGAAGGTGTAGCTGGTCCTAAGAGCTGCTGGAAGGGCTACAGAAAAGTTGGTACTAAGCCAGGCACTGGTCGTAACGCAGGCAAACGTGTAAATGACTGCGAGAAAATTGGTGAAAATCTAGACGAATATTTCTTTTTTGATGATCCAAAGAAAAAAGATCGTGGGCCTAGAGATTCTGGGCATGACGAATTAGATCGACGTGCAAAATCCAAAGTAGACTTGGGCGGTAGAGATGCTAGAGATTATAAAGATGCTAAGAAAAAAGGACAGTATAAAATTTCTGGGCCTAAAGGTAAACTTCCAGAAGACCATGGTCCTGAAAATCCAGACGCAAGTTATAACGTAGGTGAGTACGATCGCGAAGGCGATATGGCCAAAGACGATTTAAGAACTATCAATGATGCTGCTAAAGAATTATACAGCATTATCAAAGCAGACGAAAATCTACCAGAATGGGTACAGGCCAAAATTGTTAAAGCAATGGATTATTTAGACACTGCTCGCGACTACATGAAGGCTAACAAATATGCTGAAGATACAGAAGTAGACGAAGCTAGAAAACCAGCAATAAACTTTGATGGTGACGATATTCAAAAATTAATTACTATAGACGATCTGCCTACATTAAAAGCACAGGCATTTGATTTAATTTCTAAACCAAGCCAACGTCCAATGAAACCAGAAAAAGTAGAATGGTTTAAAAATGCCCTCGAAAGAATAATGGATAAGAAAGGGGTCATTAAATTAATGTATGACCTAATGTTATCAGGTGAGGGGCATGGTGTAATTGGTACTAGATCGTCAATGGGGCAAAGTAATTACAGAAAGAGATTTGCCGATGACATAAACGAAGGTGATGTAAGCACAGGTAATCTTCAAAAGATGATGCAATACACTAATTTAATAGGAAACTATGTCGATGATCCAGAAGCCAAGAAATATGTAAATGAACTAAAATCTATGTTAAACTGGTATTTAGGTCAAGATAAAGAATCAAATGTTGATGAAGCTAAGTATCAAGGTCGTGAAGTGCCGTTAGGCAAGAAGATGGCTGGCGATGTTAAAAAATCAAAAGTATATGTACGTAAGCCAAATGGTAATATTGTCAAAGTAAACTTTGGCGATAAAAAGATGCGTATTAAAAAATCTAATCCTGCACGTAGAAAATCATTCCGTGCTAGACATAACTGCAAAAATCCAGGTCCACGTTGGAAAGCACGTTATTGGTCATGCAGGAGCTGGTAATGTTATTAAACGAATTGTTTTCTAAATCAATAGAAGAACCTAAAAAATACGATCCAGAAGTAGATTATCTTGATGATTTAAAATTCTGGATCAGTAATAATGATGAAGCATTATCAAAAATGATAATGCCGGCCATAACTCAACAAAAATCGCAACCAAACGAAGAATCTAACTACCAACTCTACATTAAACCGTTGGCAAAGTGCGCAGAAGATTATTGTGTGAAGTTTGATTTACTACATAGTAAAGACGAGATTTTTACTCCAGAAGCTATTGTAACTTTAGCAAAAAAAATTGCAGAAGAGCAAAGTAACTTTATTAAAAAAGGCGACTACAATAATGAGACTGTTTGAATTCTTAGATAAAATGAACGAACAGGATGATGATAATTACCCACGTCCTGTTGATGAATTAAAAAAACTTATCGCTATTACAGAACAACAAAAAGATGTTGTTGAAAGTCTTGCCCGAGAAGCACAAAAGATTACTACAGAAATCAAGTACGATCAAACAGTACAAGACATTGTGAGTAGAATTAGACAATTAGCAGAAAAAATTACCTTTGAAGATAAAGGATACAAAAGCGAAATTGAGTCAGCAATCGATGATGCATTAAACGCAATGAATGAACTTGAGTCGGCTGTGTATCAAATTGACGAACCATTTAAAGATCTATTAAGAGCATTAGATAATGAAGTGCTTGAATTAGAATATGAAATGGATGAACACAAATGGAAAAGAGAATCTGCTGATCCAAAATTAACAATGCCTAAACAAAGAGATCCTAATTGGAAAACTATGCAGGCCAAAGGTTCTAGTGGTGCTGCTGGCGCACATAGAGATAAAAAGAAAGAACAAAAACAGGGTTACGAAAAACATAGAGCGAAAAGCATGGCCGAAGGGCATGGACGATACTGGTGTTCTACAGATAAGAAATGGAAAACACGCAAAGGCCCTAAACAAACTCGTAGTTCATGAAACAATATAGAATTACTTCAGAAAATTCCAAAAATTTAGATAGCACTGATGATTGCTATCTGGATCCTAGCGATCCTATACACGAAATAAAAAGAATGCAATACCTTGGCGGACTTGGTGCACAGGCAAGACTACAAGAATATAAGATAGAGCAACAAGGTAGCAATATTTCTGTAACAGGGATGGAAAAACAACAGTTAGAAAAGAAACACAAGATTAAACCAGGAACACCGGAATGGTTTCAATTATGGTTTAGTCTACCTTACATGACTGGAGAAAAACCTGTAGGAGATAAAAAATGATTGAAGTATCTGAATCAGCTAAAGCAAAAGTTATTGATCTATTAAATGAAGAAAATAATCCCGATCTTATGTTGAGAACATTTGTTCAAGGTGGCGGATGCAGTGGTTTTCAATACGGTTTTACATTTGACGAAATTAAATCAGACGACGATTTTGAAATAAATTTAGATACAAAATGGAAATTAGTTATAGATTCTATGAGTATGCAATATCTCACTGGTGCAATAATTGACTATACAGAAGATTTAAATGGCAGTCAGTTTACAATTAAAAATCCCAATGCACAAACAACCTGCGGCTGTGGATCTAGTTTTTCAGTTTAATTATGGACAAAACTCTCAAAGACTACATTGATAGAACTAACAAGCGTTTAGCGGAGGAACGTAAAGTTCCCTCAACACCCAACCCTAATCAATATCCCGTTCAACCAGAACAAAAAAATCCAGATTCTGACGAAAAAATTAATCCATACGGACAACATTAATGAGAGCCAAAGAATTCATTACTGAAAACTTTGCTGACGGTAAAGTCAAAGGCAAAAGTCGCCCAGGCCGTGTAAAACGTGCAGGTGCCAGTTGTTCTGGTTCAGTAACTGATCTTCGCAAACGTGCTAAAAATGCATCTGGCGAACGAGCCAAAATGTATCACTGGTGCGCCAACATGAAAAGCGGACGTAATGAATCCGTTGAAGAAGGTTGGAAAGAAGCCGAAGACATCAAATTATCATTTGAAGAAGGATACTTCGCTATAGAAAATACTCCAGAAGGAATATTGGTCTACGGAGAAGATGTTAGGTTCACTGATGATAAAGCATGGGTGGATTTTGTTTATAATTTGTCTAAGGATGAAATTGTAAATTATAAAGTAAGTCACGGGTACAATGGTAGTTACGACTATGATTTTGACTACATAAAAACAACCATTGACGAGATCGCAGATGAAATTAAACGAAGTTATGGAACTACGTGGGACGAAATCAGCGACGAGTTACATGGCGGATTAAGTGTAGATGAAGGTTGGAAAGATTGGGTAGCAGGAGCTGCATTAGGAGCTGCTGCATTAACTTCGCAGGCTAAACCAATTATTGTTCAGCAGCACGTAGAACCAGGCGATACGGTCTATTCTATAGCTAGACAAAATAATGTTGATCCTAAAGAAATTATGAAATTAAATAATTTCAATAAAGATACAAAATTAAAAAAAGGTCAAATGGTTAAGGTACCTGACTATTCTAAACCAGTAGATACTAAACCAGAAGTTAAAAAAATAACAAAACCAGAAAAAATAGATAAAAAATTAGATATTTCAAATACTGTCACCGGCACCAAACATGAAGCAATATTAAGACACTATGCTAATAAAGCTAATATCAAAGGAAACGAATTAGTTGCATTTTTAGCACAAGTAGCACACGAGACCATGGATTTTAAACACATGGCAGAGATTGGTGGCAGTTTAGATTTTAAAAAGTATGATATTAGATTTGCTCCAGGCAAGGCAAAGCAATTAGGTAATACTGAACCAGGTGATGGCGCTAAGTTTAAAGGTAGGGGATACATTCAACTAACTGGCAGATACAATTATGCCAAAGCAGGAGAAGCATTAGGTCTACCACTAGAGAAAAAACCAGAGCTAGTTGAGAAGCCAGAAATAGCTGCCAAGGTAGCAATATGGTATTGGAAGAACAGAGTTAAACCTAATGTAGATGATTTTAAAGATGTTAAGGGTGTAACCAAACCAATCAATCCAGGGTTAAAAGGATTAGAAGATAGGAAAGAAAAATATCAAGCGTATAAGGTAGCCGTCAAATGAGAGCTCGAGAAATATTACCAGAAAAGTGGAGTACAAAATATAAACGCTCTATAAATTGTTCTAATCCTAAAGGATTTAGTCAAAAGGCGCACTGTGCTGGCCGTAAGAAAAATGAAAGCAGCAGCGAAGAAGAAGTTTATAGCAAAGAAAATAACTGGGGATTATCTTCAGAAGATGCCGAGCATTTGCTTCATCAACTAGATGATCCTGAATACAATATAACTAGAGAGTTCGATGATTATCCCGGATTTGAATATATGTATGAATATTACACTCAGCATTTTTCCGGAGGACAATATTTTTACGATATTCTCAAAGATGCATTAGAAGATATTAAAGACGGATATCTTGAAATAGACAAAGATGTTGACGAGGGTTGGAAAAGCAAAATGGCTGGTGCTGCGTTAGCTGCTGCCAATTTATTAGGAAGTCCTGCCCAGGCTGCAGAAGAACCAGTCAAACCTATCACTATTGCCTACGTGATGATTGACGGTGAAATGAGAAAATATAATCTTGGTGATAGATTTTCTGATGCTAGAGAAGCAGAAAAATTTATCAGCGGAGTCTTGGACAAGCAAGGTTTACAAGGATATCAATTAGAAATTAAACATGGATATCCTAAAAAGAAAGATGGTGAAAAATGAGAGCCAAAGAGTTTGTTACGGAAAGAATG